AAGATGTTTTACGCGTTGCTCTGAGTGAATCAGGTAACCGCAATGTTAAACAACAAATTCACGATGTCAACTCTGGTGGTAATGAGGCTCAAGGACCATTGCAATTTACACCACAGACATTCAAAACCTTGGCTATGCCCGGTCATGCCGACCTTAATAATCCATATGATGAGTTGCTGGCCTTCTTCAACAACTCAGATTGGAGAAATTCAATTGGTTGGACTAGTATCTGGGGCCATACAAAATTTGATTGGCTGCATTCTGGCCCTCAAGGGCACAGAAGATTTGCTAATGGTGGTCTTGCTACTGCACCTAGTGTCTTTGGCGAGGCAGGGCCTGAAATGGCTATTCCACTAATCCCAAGTAAATCAACACGTGCTTGGGAATTGATCGGTAAAGCTATAGCAATTTTATCTGGTCAATCAGGCTTAAATCAAAAACAAGCACAAATTGATAGTAAGAAAGAAAAAGAAGAACATGGTTTTAGACAAGCCGTACTTTCACTCTTAACTCAATTAGTTGATAAGAGTGATGTTGCTGATATTAAGCTTAAAACACCTGCTGGACGTACACTCTGGGAGGTAGTTGAGCCATTTAGTAGAGCTGAACAACGTGCACAAATGATTAAATTAAGGAGGGGATTAAGTGGACGATAATTATTCAGGTTTGGTTTTTCAAGGTAAAAATTCTAGAGATTTAAACCTACTGATACAATATCCGTTTAATATTACACGTCCCGTCTCTGACCTTGACCCTACTCATATCAAAGGCCGAAACGGTGATTTCTTACAAGATAATAATTCTTATCAAAACGTAACTGAAACTTTTAATGTATTGGCTCATCGACCCTTTGATATTAGTCAGTTTGACTATGAGCGGAGCATAACAGATTGGCTTACTCCTTCCACAGGGAGCAGAAAATATCAATATTTACAATTCGATATAGATCCTGAATATGCCTATAGTGTAATTCAAAAGGACCCTTTTTCTTTCCAATGGAATGATCAAGATCCTACAGTTGCCACAGGTACAATTCCATTTTATTGTGAGCCATTTCAATACCGTGTGGATGGGATTAAATATATCCCATTGCCACCTTCTGGTGAAGTTAACAATAATGAAATGCAAGTGGCAATACCTAATTGGCATTTTATAGCTCAAGGGACGTTTACTTTAAACGTAAATGACATTCCTTATGAGTTTGACAATATGAGCGGTGAATTTTGGCTAAATGGTGATACAGGAGATACTTACGATAAAGATGACAATTTGTATAACAATCAAACTGAATTTCCTAATCTAAGTGTTCCAATCTTAAAACCAGGGTTTAATAAAATATCGATTGCTACAGAAAATGGGGCAACAATTACTAAGGCTGAGTACATGCCAAAATGGAGGAGGTTGATTTAATGGCATTGATTACTACAGGGCAGATTCCACAAATAGATTATGGTCAGTACGATCAACTATTAGACTATCCGCACTTATACAAGTCGATTAATGATGATTTCTCTAGACCCGGTTTAACTTTAAACGATGCTTTAACTTGCACAGTAACTTGGAATCGCAATGAATATCCTACCTTGCAATTAACTTATCCTCGGGACGGCAATCATATGATAGAGCTTCAACAGGGGCACTATATCATGGAAGACATGGGTTATAAGCTAATCCATCAACTTTTTAAGATTACACATGTCCAGCAAGAATTAGATCAAGTGGTTGTAAGTGCTGAACATATAGCAGCTACACTAAATGACTGTACTGTATCTGACCCAATTCAATTAGTTAATGCAACAGCTCAAGACTTAATGAATCAAGTCCTGAACTCTATGAGTCCTGGTAAGGATTTTACTTTTGATAGTAAGGTTTCTAAGTTGAGTAATGTTAATGTTGAAAGCGGTCAACAAGCTGGTGCAATCTTGATCAATCCAGATCAAGAGGGTGATCGAGCGGTTAATTCAGTGCTTGGCTTGTATGGTGGTGAACTTGAATTTGATAACAAGGAGATCCATCATAGTGAACACGCCGGCATGGATACAGGAATTGTCATTGATTATGGTAAGAATCTAGAATCATTTAGCCACGATATTTCAACTGAAAATATGTGGACAGGTGCTATTTTCATTGCGAAATATACGCCTGGTCAAGCAATTGCTAAAGCTGATTGGAGTGGCTGGTCAAGCTGGTCTAGCAGTTATCCTAATGTTGGTATCTATGCTGCTGGTGGATCAGTAGAGATCTTTGATTCACCAGTCGATGGGCATCATGCAATTAGTGACGTAACTACAGGAATGAAATTACAATTAGGAACTCCAATTCATGATGGTGATTTTACTCCCGATGGCAAATATCAAATTAATACAGTTAATGGCGATGACTGGTATCCTATTGCTAGTGGCGGATTTATTGATGCCAGATGGATAAGCTTTGATAAATCAGGTAGTTACATGGTTAACGACGTTACTGGTGAATTAACTGTACAAGCTAATGATCCTAATGATGAATCCGGTAATGGCTCACGTGTTTACATGTCTGGAAGTGCTGTTGTAGCTTATAAACCAGGTGAAAGTATTCATGTTTATGAATCACCTGAAATTGGGCCGGATCATGTTAGAGTTCCAGGTTGGACGGTAAAAAACGGCACAGTCATTCACTATGATATGATTGAGCGTAACCAAAAAGGTGAAACATGGTATCGTATTGGTTCTGGCCAATGGATATATGGACCTCACTTATCACTTGCACAAGATGGCTCTTATCAGTCATATTCTAACTATGGGTATGGCTATATTAAGAAAAATGCTGTTAAATATCGCTGGGATAAGAAACGCGATGAAATGGTTATCACTGCTAACACGGAAATTATTGGTGACAAATCTGAAAATCATAAATCTGCTAGACACTGGAAACTCAGAGAGAAGAAAGTCAAGGTCCATGCACATCGAGGTAGATCTACCATTGATAAAACAATTGTTTCAGGTGGCCATACCTATCATCATACTAAATATGGTTGGGTTAGTTCTGGTTCAATTGATTACAAGCATAGGGGCTCAATCAAGCCATCCACTGCAGATCAGATTTTAAAGCAACGTTTAAAAGACAAATCTAAAGTTGAAATTTATGCAACTCCAGATAGAAACAATGCTCTTAACTGGGCAATCCCAAGTGGCACTCAGTTTACAATTGACTCAGGTCATGAAGCTAAAGGTGGAGATGGCAAGACTTATGTTGAAGTAACTTATCATGGTAAAACCGGCTGGCTGCCAGAAGACAATATTGATTCTAAAAAGTCAGATTTAATTGCACCTGATGCTAATGATAAAGATGAATCATCTAATCCCAATCCTAATATTGATACTTCACACAATGAAGTAACTGTTAAAATTGGCCCTCTGTATGCTGAGGGCTGGGGTACTGATCCAAACGTTGATAAGGTTAATACTGTGGATGTTAGTTCCTACTTGGAGCATGATGATCAAGACCTATCTGGTCAACAAACAGATGGAACCTTTGTTGCTACCTCAGATGATATTAGACAGGTAACAGATGTTGGTAATAACTATCTAGTTGAACATAGATATGGCCATCTAGATGTCCAAGACACTTTGACTTATCAAGAGATGTCAGGGCTTAATGCTGATAAAGTCCAACTAAGCTTATATGACTATGTACATTGCAAGTATGATAAATACCACTTGAATGAAAAGGAAGAAATTAATTCAGTTATTTGGGATGGCCTGGCACACCACTATCAACAAATTTCAATTGGCAAATTGCCCGAGCCATGGCAACACCTGCTATTACAGCAAGCTAAAGAACAAACTAGTAGTGCTGTTGGATCATATACTAGACGCACTCAAGGTTGGCTGAATCGTTTTGAAGATATGATGCATAGTGAGGGTTCTGATAGGCGAGCAAAAGAAAACAAGATGATGGAAGATCTTGGAATGCTTCGGCATGATATGACTTGGAAAGACAAAAAAGGCAACGAGCACAAGTTGAAAGACGTATTCCTTGAAAGCCGTAAAGAATTTGAAAGTCATTTTCAGAAAATTGATGATGATGCAAGTGATATTAAATCTTGGATCGATGCTCCTGGTAATGGGATCATTCAAGCCATACCAAACTGGCAAGCACCACAGCAATTAATTGCTAGAAGTAGTAATAATAGTAAGATGGTGTTTGGTGGTAATGGACTAGAATTCTATGATGAAACCCCTGGTCAACAGCCTGGTAAATTACTTACCGGTTTAGATAGCCGTGGCAGACTTTATGCTGATTCAATTGAGGGTGTAAAAGTCAAAGCTATGGAAATTGACGCGCTTGAGATGCACGGCCATCTAATAAGTGAAGACCCTGGTACGAATATGAAAGTTTACATTGGAACTGAGAACCCAAGCTCAACCTTGAACCCGTGGAAGAGTGGTCGAGTCATCTGGGCTGTATCTGATGACTATAGTTCAATGATGTCGTCTGGTCAGATTGCTACTACAAGCGGCTCTGCTACCACTCGTATTCACCCATCAGCAATTACAGTGGGAGATGATGATAATGAAGTACTGACACAAAACAACTTTGCAGCTCATGCTTACCGTAGAATTAAGTCTTGGGTGAGATTATGGGTCGCAGATTGGATTACAATTAGTAAGACACGTCATTATATTTGGAAAGGAGAAGATTCAGGAGCTGATATGGGTAAATTAAGAAACTTAAAAGGTCAAGGAAGGCATGACTACAGTTACATACCAGGTAGTAATGATGACTATGGCACCGATGAAGATGGTGAGCAGGATGGCACTGATTTAGGAGACTATGTTACCAATGCAGATTTACTAGCAGCTTTAAAGCAAGTCAACTCTCAAATACAAAATATGAATAGTGAAATTTCAGGTTGGGCTGTTCACATGGGCGGCTCATATAATTCTGATACTGGTACAGTTACTATCCCTACTACTAATACTTCACCAATTGTAACTGAGACAGACTCTACGGCAGGCATGCTTACCTTTGACGAAGCATATAATGAAGGACTAGGGCCTAAGTCCGGTAACTATACTGAGGCATTAGGATCAGCTAAAATTGGCTATAGTGGTGACCCATATGTATTAATGCTTTATACTCCAACGGGCAGAAAACATTGGTATAAGAAATCTTTTGTTTAAGGAATTAAAAAATGAAACAAGATAAATTAGTAGAAACATTAGCAATTAATACCGGCAATATGATTGCTTCTTTAAATTTGCAAATTGCAGAATTGCAAACAGCTCATAAAGCACAGGATCAGTCAGTTGAAAAACTTAAGACTGAAAATGATAAATTAAAAATTGAAAATGAAATCTTAAGAAAGAAGGTGAATACATTTGAGTCTAGCACCAATAACACTGACAACAGAAAAAAGCATAGCAGTAATTGATAATAGACATAGACGCTTAAGACAAGATGAAAATGGACTATCAATCACTGTTACTGTTTTAAATGAAGATAATACGGCTTATAACCTAACTGGAAGAAACCTTGTGTTTTGTGAAAATAAGCAAGATAACAAAATTGTTATTGACAATGGTAAAGGCAATAACTCCGGTAAATTTAATCGTAGTTTGGATAATGATACTAAAGGTATTTTCACTTACGTCTTACAAGAGGATGTTTATGCAGCATCAGGCAAGGCTTGGTTTGAAATCACTGATGGAACTACAGTAGACTCAACTAAGGATTTCTACTTTGACGTTGAAAAAGATGCTTCCATTAGTATTTCAAATAATGACTATATTGGATCATTTAAAGCCCTAGAAACCGCAATGGCAGGTGCTCAGAGCAAAATAACTAGTGATCTAGCTGATATGGAAGCTCAAACCACTAAAAAAATCGCTGATACTAAAGCGGCAAACGAGGGAGAAATCACTCAAGCTTTAAAGAACTTAACCGATCAAACAACTGTGGCTCTCTCTAATGTAGATGAATACACCAAAAAAATAGCTACTTTACAGAGCCAATGGGATGGTGAATTACGAAGTATTAAAAATAAAGCTAATACTGATACTGATTCTGCAGTTAAAGCGATTAATGATAAGTACACTAATGATTTTGCTAAACTAAAGTTGAATTTTACTAATTGGCAAAATTCCACAACGAAGAACTATCAAAAACAAGTTGATGATATTTTAGCTCTAATACAAAAAGATGGCACAGAAGTCACTGATTTACAAAAGCAAATTAGTGACACAGCTACTGAAATACAAAACTTAAATAAACCGCTTAGTAAAATTGACTTTACTCTGTATGCCCGTGAGAATGAAGTAAATGCATTAAGAAATACTTTAAATTGGAAAATAGTAGATAGCAATCCAGATACTATAACTTATACATCAAAATCATTTCTAACAAATACGATTAATGTACCAGAAAATACGTGGGGTTACCTTATAACCAACAGAGGCTTTGATTCCCCAAATCGAGTTACGCAAGAATGGTGGTCAGATAATGGTAATACTGGACAGACAGCGCAACACTACTATAGACAACTTACTTATGCTACTCAGAAATGGAGTCCATGGGTTGCACAGGCAACGCAGAATGACGTTGACAGTATCAATAGTAAAATTTCAAAATTGGGTTCTGTTAAAACTGTAAACGAAGTGCAACCGGATAATTCAGGGAACATTACTATTCCAGCCGACGGTGTTACCAGCTTTAACGGTAAAAGGGGTGACATCAATTTTAAAGTTGTCCACGATAACTACGGTAGTCCACAGAAAGCATTTGATGCATCTAAAACCGAAGATGGTATCCATATCTATGATCCCGGCAATGGGTCAATTTCAGCTTTTGTTGACGGTAAAACGATCACTGATAGCAAAAACCATGATACTATCATTCAGCTTCAACAGCAGTATGGCAATCTGCAGGGCACAGTAAACGGTAATTCAGCAAATATCACACAGGTACAAAAAGACATAATCGCTTTGCAAAAGGCTAAGCCTGATCTGAGCGGTTATGAGACTACTACAGCTGTTAAAACTTTAGCAGACCGAATTACAGCTTTGGAAAATAAAAAGCCAATCAGGGCCTCGTCTCAATGGGAGGCAGTTAACAAATCTAAGAACAGCAATGATGACTATTATTGGTAGGAGGTAATAAACTATGGGATTAGCAATTGATGGTAATGAAGTACACGGTATAGCCCGTGGAGGACAAGCTTTTATAAGTTTAGGAAATACTAATGGAGATGGGTCACTTAGCATTGACGGTCAGGATTATCTAAGCAAAAGCAAAATGAAAATTAAGAACACAGGTAAATTTAACATAAAGTTTACGCAAGATTATAGTGGTGAAGCAGTATTGAATGTCCCTATTGATGTTACTAGTAATCTTTCAATTTATGGAGGATGCTTGGCAATATGCTTAGTATTTCCAACAAACTCTGCCTATCCTACATTCCTAAAATCAAAGCCAATTATTATTCCTCAAGCCCCAACGACTTGTCAGTTTTCATTTGAAGATCCTTCATCTCAGAATGGTGGTTGGAGTGGTTCACTATCAAGGACTACTGATAATAAGTTTACATTTACTGCTAACTACGAGTTTGCGAGTGCTGTGACTACAGCAGCCGGCATTTTTTATATACTAACTAATAACTAACGATAATAATTAACGACAGTAAGAGCTGTCGTCTTTATTTTGAAAGGAAAAAATGGATAAAAGAATTTTTATTGATGATCAAGAAATTGCTAACAAAGATGATTTTAATAAAGTCTTAGATAAGACTGTTACTACAGATAAATTTGCTAGCCTTAGCAGTGATTTAACCAAATACATTACAGAGAATTTTATACAGCCACAGGCTTTTGATAATCTGGATAAACTAAAAGCTAAGTATCCTACAGGAACTAATGGCGTTTTTGTGACTATTGATACTGGACACTTCTACTTTTGGCAGAATAATGCGTGGAAAGATTGTGGGGCATATCAAAGTGCTGGTATTGCAAATAATAGTATCAGTATCGACAAGCTATCTTCTAGTTTGCAAAATGGTTTCTATCCGGAAGTCAAGGAAATAAAAATTGACTATATTCCAGGATTCCTCGAGCATTGGCATGGTGCAGTTAAACTAGGTAAACCTGATGATCCTAAAGATGGTGGTCCAGTACATACTGATGTGATTGCAGTTAAGCCTGGTGAAGAATACTATATTTGCGCTCAGGATTATTGGGATGGCAAAGCAATCACATTTTATAATCAGAGTCAAATAGTATCTGCGTTACCAGCTGATAATGATAATCTAATAAAATATATGAAAATCACTATTCCAAATAATGTAAACGGAATTGTCTTGAATGGTACATATCAATTTTTACCACGACTCTTTAAAATTAATTCTTATTTTGAAATTCCTCAACCTATGGAAAGCCTAGCCAATTTAATAGAAAATAAAGACTACAATTTTGAAAAAGTTGAACTGACTAAAAAAGCAGAAGTAGGTTACTGGGATATTACTAACAATGGTAATTTCGCGATTAAGCCAGCGGATAAAACTCAGGCTCAGATATCTTATGAGCCAGTCAAAGTTGAGCCCTTTGAAGTGTATAGAATTTCTGGCTGTACCGCTTGGAATGCAAGACTATATGAGATAATTGATGCTCAAGGAAAACTTATTGACTACTGTTCTACTACAAAAGCTGATCAAATTACTGAAACAGTCATGATTCCGGAAAATGGTGCCTACCTTGAAATTAATGAATTTTTATTAAATGATCATACAACACTTGAAAAGGCAGACTCTGTTAAGGAAGGATCCTCTTCTGTTAAGGAAGACCTTTCTTTAGACGGCAAGGTATGGACAGCATTAGGAGATTCATGGACTCAAATCTTTTCTGATCAAAATAGAAGTTATGTAAATGATGTAGCAGCAACAACTGGCTTAGCAGCGACGAACAGCGGTGCAGGTGGCACAGGTTATATTACTGGTGGAGCAGACAACTGGAATAATCAGTTTTATAAGCATCCAGTAAAGGCTGATTCTGATGTTGTTACTATGTTTGGCTCTTTCAATGATTCTTACGATTCAGACTTTAAATTTGGCCAAGAAGGGGACACAAAAGCAGATACATTGTGGGGAGCTTTACAAACCACTCTTGATCATGTTTATCAATCTGCTTTTGATGCGCAAGTTGGGATCATTGCTCCCGGTCCGTGGGGATCTATCAATCAGCACTTATCTTCTGATTTAAAGATTTCAACACATACTACGTTTAAAGATCCAACTGTAAATTCTATGTCTATCGCAGATTTTGCAGAAAAATACGTACAAGTCTTGCATGACTTTGCAAATTTAAATTCATTGCCATTTTTAGATTTATATCATCATTCCGATTTAAGACCATGGGATCCTCAGTTTGTTAACGAATACTATCATGGCACAAACAATACTGACACAACGCACCCTAATGCTAATACAATGAAACTAATTATAGCCCCAAAGATCGCAAGATTTATTGAAAGCTTTGCATAAAAAGAGGTAAATATGGTAAATATTAGTGATAATGGACCACCCTTAAAGGTGGTATTTTTAATAACAAATTTAATTTAAGAAAGGAAAATTAAAAATGACAGAAGAAGCAATTAAGCAAGTACAACCAGTACAAGAAGAAACGACAACTATTTATGCAAGTACCAATGCGGTACCCTTTGCTGCAATGCTCATTCCAAAGAAATGGGCCACGATTGGCAATGTTTATCCAATGACTACCATTAAGCCTGACCCAAGTCTTAAATCCCCAAAAATGGATTGGAATGCCATGAAGTGGTTTGAAAACGATACTGCCCAAAGTGGTATTAATATGGAAGACTTACAACAAGAAGTCAAGGTATTAAAGGGTCAAGACCAAGAATCTAATGCAAAAATGGATCAGCTCTTGCAATTATCAGTTAAAACCAATCAAACATTAGGCCAATTACTTATTGATAAAAAAAGCCTTCTGTAACTACTTCTGCAGAAATTAAAGGAGGGGTTAAGTAATGTTTGATATTTATAAAATGGAATATGATTGGGGCTGGATTACCAAAGAAACCCTGCAATCTTATGTACCTGACTACGATTTATCACAAGATGAATATAATCGAATCGTAGGTGGTCAAGACGTTCAACAAGGAACTAAAGAAACTTAAAAGCAAGCTTAGTGTCAGAAACAGTGAGATCTTAATTGGTCTGTTTATTCTAGGTAAAGGGCTATGGCTGTTCCATGATTCACACTACTTTAGCTACCCACCACAATTTAAAAACATTGAAAACAGTAGATCCATTGATTTGATTTTAGTATTTTTAGGAATTTTTCTAATGGCCGCTGCTTTTTTAGTCCCTTATGTTAAAAGGACTAATAAAAAAATTCAGCTAGTAATTTGGGCTAAGGTCTTCTTAGTTCTTGTAGGTGTGGTATGTATGGTACTCGCTCTTCTAGAAATTACTCATGGCATTTTTACGCCATATTATCGTATGGAACATCCCGCATGGAGTGATTTAATTATATTTGGTTTCGTTTACTTAACAGCTTGTGATGCCTGAACGGGGGGTGTTGCAATGAACGAAATCGGGGATGTAATTGGATACATTTTAACAGCAATCGGTGGTATAATTAGTGCGATAACACTTTTTTACAAAGCTTTTAGTAGCAATAAACAAAAATCTTTTGAAAGGATGGTTAGAAGCGAAAACCAAGTTATCAGGCAAAAAAAAGAAGATACCGAATTTTATCGCAAGCGGTGGCTTCAAGCTGAAAGGGAAAATGAAAGATTGAGAAAGGAATTACATCATTATGACAATTAAAGATTGGATTTATTTAGGTATTACGGTGGTAAGCTACCTGCTTGCTATTATTGCAGGTATGTATGCTAAGGACAAGGCTAAGATTAATCGTGCTACACGTGCCGGACAAGTTCTAGATATAGTTGGCAAGCTTGCTACTAATGCGGTTCATGAAGCAGAACATGTCGGTGGTAGTGATCAAGAAAAGCGTGAGTTTGCAAGCGAAGTTATTACACAAGGCTTGTCTTGGTTTGGAATCAAGGAAGTTACACCTAATGCAATTAACGGTGCTATCGAAAAAGCTGTTAATGCAATGAATCTTGCAAGCAAAGACATCAAACCAGCTAAACCTGAAATCGCACAAGATGTACCTGAAAAGGACATTGTGCAGCCAGTAGTACCAACCCAAGCACCAGCTAAGGATGCGACTGTAAATGGCAACTAGAGATTATGTCGTTGATGTTGTCAGTTTACCAGTCTACTAGTATGAGCGCATATAAGCGTGCTGGGGCACATCAAGTAATCGTCAAGCTAACCGAAGGGACTGGATATTTTAACCCAAAGGCAAGCGCTCAAATCAAGTCTACCCATGCTAACCACATGTATTTACATGCCTATCACTTTGCTACGTTTTCTGATTCGGTCAGTCAAGCAAAAAAAGAGGCAAAATTCTTTGTTGCAGAAGCTAAAAGATACAATATCAGCAAAAAGCGTTACTTATGGCTTGATTGGGAAGCAAATGACGGTAATTCTGTTGTTAACTCAACCTACTCCAACACCAAAGCTATTCTGGCTTTTATGAAAGTGTGCCATGATGCTGGATATAAGGTCGGTTTGTATTCTGGAACATATATTTTAAAACAACATGTTGATACAGCTAAGGTCGTTAAAAAGTATGGTACATGCTTATGGATTGCTTCATATGCCACCATGGGTAGAATTGACAGTCCTGACTTTGGTTGCTTTCCTTCAATGAATGGCGTGGCAATGTGGCAGTTTACTGACAACTGGCATGGTTTAGGTGTGGATGATAATATTAGTTTAATTGACCTCCACGCAGATAAGGCTAAGAAAGAAGCTGTTAAAAAGCCTAAGCCACAGCCTATTAATAAAACTGGTATCGTGTATGTGCCAGTTATCAACCAAAATTCTAACTGGAAAATCCGGTTACTAGATTCTGATGGTCATTACACTAAATATATCAGAACTAATACACGTTGGAAGTATTTTGATGTTAAAATAATTAAAGGAATGAAATGCTATAAACTTGGCACTGATGCCCAATGGGTGCCAGCTAAGTATACTAAATAATTTATAAGGAGTTAAAAAGATAACTTCAAAATGCCGTAGAGCCACTCTAGAGATTAGTTTCTCTGGAGTGGCTTTTTTTTTGCATTGAGATGGCAATTTTATAAAGTGACAATTTGATACCTCTAAAGACCAAACCATTTTTTAAGTTACAGTAGGTAACAGTCAAGTAACAGTTACCGTAACCTTGTAAAGTACTGGTATACATACTGTTATAGCGTTTAGTAACGCTATAACAGTAAATATGTAATAAACTTTTATATATAAAAGAGGGGGGTATTATTATACAGCCTATAAAGTGATGGGCCAATTTACTGTTATACTGTTACCGGCATGGTTTAAACTCTTGAGGGAGTAAGAGTGGAGTGGGTAACAGTAACTGTAACCTTTGCTGTTACCGAGAGGTATATTATGGAATATAGAGAGTTTTAGAAGAGTCACTCTGGAGATTAATTTCTCTAGAGTGGCTTTTTTTGCTCTTTTAAATTCAATCATATCAAGGGTTAGGGCAATTCACATTTAAGCTAAGAAAATTATTTAAAAAAACTTCTAAAATAGTATTGCATAATTAGCATAAGCGCGTATAATAATATTTGTCAGCGAGTTACGAAACAAGTTCAAGAACAAGTTCCTAAACAAGGCTGAACATCATACAAAGTGAGGTGAAATATATGTCAATTGAAGAAAAACTAGAAGAAGCTAAGAAAGCTGTTGAACGTCAAATTAAAATAGCTTTAATTCAAAATTCGATGACGCAAGCTAAACTAGCAAAGCTGATTGGTGAAAACCGCCAAGATGTTAACAGAGCGGTCAAAGGCGGTACGCTACCTAAGGACAAGATGATCCGTAGAAAGATCTACAAAGTGCTTGGAATGAAGTAGTGAGGTGTTAAGGTAATTCATGATTTTAAGATTTAATAAGGAGTAATTTAAATGAACGACAATTTGCAATTATTTGATTTTGAAGGCAAGCAAGTTAGAACTTTAGAGATTAAAAATGATCCTTGGTTTATTGGCAAAGATGCGGCTGATATTCTTAGTTATTCAGATACGAATCAAGCCATTAGAAAACATGTTGATAATGAAGATAAGCTGACCCGTCAATTTAACGGGTCAGGCCAAAACCGCAATATGACTATCATCAACGAGTCGGGTGTTTATGCTTTGATTTTTGGTAGCAAGATGCCAAACGCAAAGAAATTTAAACACTGGGTAACTTCTAAAGTTCTACCAGCTATTCGTAAACATGGCACATATATGACTGATGAGAAAGCATTTGATATCACTCACAACAAGAGTGGTTTAGCTGATTTGCTTCAACAAGCGGCAGATCAACTAAGACAAAAAGATATTCAAATCAATCAAATGAAGCCTAAAGCATTATTTGCCGATGCAGTAGCTACAAGTGAAAGCGACATTTTGATTGGTCAATTAGCTAAGATATTACGTCAAAATGGCTAAGAAACTGGTCAAAACAGATTATTCAAATGGCTGCGTGAACATCATTACCTTTGCTCTAAAGGGGACTAAACATAATCAGCCAACTCAAAAAGCTATGGAATTGGGCTTATTCAAAGTCAAAGAAAGAACTATTAATAATCCAGATGGTAGTTCACAAATCACCGTGACTACAAAAGTAACTGGTAAAGGACAGCAATATTTCATTAATAGGTTTTTAAGCTTAGAGCCTAGTCAATTAAGTTTAGAAATTGAAAGCATTTAAGGTAAGTTAATTAGATATACTATTGATTTTTTAAGGAGAAAATAATTATGGCAAAATATTGTAGTTTTTGTGGTGGTAAAATTGGTTATTTCAGTGAACAAGTTTCGTTTAAAGATGGAGTGATGGGTAAAAAATGTTTAACTAAATATGGCATGGGTAGTGCCGCTTCCATGAGATATGCTAAAAAACATACTGTTCAAGAATTTAAAGATCTAATTGCTAGTGGTAAGACATTTAAAGATGTTCAATCTGAATATTTAACTGATGCTGAAAAGAAGCAAGTTGCCAACGATGCTAAGCATGATAAACTAATGGAAAAATATAATAAAATGCTTCCAATTTTTCAGAAAGAGACTACAGCTAAATTCTCCCATTATATTTTTGATGATAAGCGGCAACAAATTCTTCAAAAGAAAGCTTTCTTGTCTGATCCAAGATTTATAAATTATAGTGACATTATTTCTTATAAAGCAAATCAATCTGGACATGATGAGGAAAAACATCATGGTATTATACGTGCCCTTGTTGGCGGTGCACTTGCAGGTGGTGTGGGTGCCATTGTCGGTGCCACTACTGGCGGTAAAAAATATGATTATATTGATCACCTCGGTTTAATTGTTACTTTAAAAGACGGTAGTAATTTTGAAGTTGTATTTATTAGAAAAATTGAGCAAGAAAAAGCCAATAGCTCTCTTGCCAGAGATGACATTCAAGACTTTAACACCCTAGTTTCTATAGTTGATGCAATCATAGCTAAAAACAATCAAACTGCTAAAACTACTCCCACAGAGAATACCAATCCTGATCCGGCTAGTGAAATCCGTAAATTTAAAAAATTAGTAGATGATGGCATTATCACTCAGGATGAATTTGAAGCTAAGAAGAAGCAATTATTAGGATTGTAAGATCAAATAGGTGGGACTGATGAATAACTTAGAAAAGGCACAAAAATAGCTCTTTAGTTTTTCATGACCAAAGAGCAAAAATAAAAAATTCTATATAAATTATAACATGAGAGAAGACATACAGCAATGGATATTTACAAATTAAATGACATTAATGCAACCGTTGGCCCGGACGCTGATTTTAAGAACTTTAAAGATGTAATTGATTGGGTATTTTTCAATTATCCTTATGAGAAAGCTCTTGAAATGTTCAGTTGTGATGGTATTCAAAACATTTCAGAAGCCGTCACAAACGACAAAGGGCAATTCGATGAAGAAGCTGCCAAAGGCTTATGCATGGACGGCTTAGATGGTGAAGACACCGATGATGAAGACCCCAAAGCCGAATGGGGAGATCAAATGTATTGCCATCAGGCAGGAAAATAGAGATAACAATAATTAGTGACGTTAAGTCTAAGAACTTAGGAGGAAAAATAATGTTTAGAAGAAATAATGGTAATGGTACAAAGGGTGGCTGTGGTGGCTGCTTAAGTTCAATGATCCTTGTATTAGTCATTATGGCTGCAATTGGTGGATGCCATGATGACAGTAGCTCTAGTAGTAGTAGTGCCACAAGCCCTAAGACACATCTAACCAGTAAGCAGAAAGCTAAACAAGCAGAAAAGCGTTCTATCAAAAAAGTACAATTAAGAAATGAAAAAGGACACTTATCACAGCTTCGGGAAGCTTTAACTAAAGTACCAGATCAAACTAAAAATGCTATTACATCTGCTAAGTTAGGTGATGATAACCAATCTGTAACTGTTACATTAAATGATGAGGCACTTGAAGGCAGTAATGCACAAACACGTGAAGATACAAAAGATGCATGGGAACTTGGCACTGAACTTGTTCAAAAGTATTCACCTTATCCAGATGGAGACATTGATGGCGATGACTCTATAGTATATGTAGAAGATAGTGCGGGAAATGAACTCGGCAAGTCATCTGTATTAGGTGGCTTTAAGTGGGAAGGCTAAGTAATTAAAGCAAAAAACGTTAAATAAATATTGATATATTAAACTTTATAGGTACTTAAGCAATATGATTATCCACTTAAGAGAATTAGATGACCATAGAATCGCTGTCTCAGCACACAAGAAGAGTTACTTCGAAGGATTATTCCTCTGAGGTGACTCTTTTTTTATGCTCTAATAGTATTGCTAAAATACTTACACAAATTAATGCAAAAAAGTATAAAAAGTAGTTGACTAATTAGCACTTAAGGACTAGTATAGTAAATGTAAGTTGAAACGTAATAAGAAGCGTAATAAAAAAACGGTTTTTACTAAGAATGAAAGTGAGGTAAAGGTAATACAACCAACAGTACCTGACAAGGAACTAACTAAAAAGTTCCTTTAAGTCACCTACAAAAGTTATTACAAAAAAGTGTAAAAAACAGTTGACTATTTAGTAATTAAGGACTAACATAGTAAATGTAAGTTGAAGCACAGCAAAAGAAGGAGATGAAAGTAATGCCATCAACAACACCAGGAAGAGAATTAATAAAGCAATTTCTTCAACAGAATGAAATTAGAGCTACTGATCTCGCAAAGATATATGGGATGACCAAACAAGAAGTTTCAGATTATTTATCAGGTAGAAAAGTAAATCCTGCGAGCAATCTGTTTGTTCTTAAAGTTATTCGTGATTTTAAGATTAGTTAGGAGTGATCAACATGCAAAATAAAAGATTAGATTTTGAAACCGTTATGGGAGGTATCCTACTACTGAGTTTTATCATCGGTGGTAGCCTTCTGAGCTATGGCTTTTGGAATTGGTTATTTTAAAAATTAATCGCACCAACGATTAATTAGAAAGGTAAAAGCAATGAATGTATTTGAGTTAAATAATGCTATGAAGGCAGTTAAAGAAAAGGATCTTGATCCTGAGACTTTAAAGGACACACTTGAAAGCCTTGAACTTCCAAGAAATGAAAAACTTGATAATGTAGCCACTTGGATTGAAGAAAATAACATGAAGATTCAATGGCTAAAAGAAAAAAGACATCAATTAAGTAATGTTGAGCTTTCAATTAAAAATCAAAATAAAAGACTTCAAGCATTTCTTACTCAAGCTATTGATGATAGTGGTAGGAAAGAAATTAAAACTGAAAATCACATCCTTAAACCACGAACATATCGAGACTCTGTAGTCATTGAAGCTACTAAAGATTTACCAATTGATTATGTAACTCGCACAGAAGACATAAGACCGAATAAGAAGAAGATTTACGATGATTTAAAAGTAGGCAAGACGATCAAGGGTGCTTATTTAAAACCAAATAGAAAAACTACAATTAAATGATTGAAAGGTTGTTAACTATGAACATTAATTTAAAGAACATGTCAAATATCGAATTAACTAAATTACTTGATCTTGTGGCTTTAGCCAATGATCAATATTTAGCTAAAAAAGTTGTTTATCAATTAGCATGCAGACACCATGAAAGCTTTGAAGCACAGCTCCAAAACTTAGACAAACGTGCTATAAAACGTGAAAACTATTCAAGTCATAGCATGGTGGCTAAGTTATGGAAATGAAAGTAGACAAAAAAGTGTTAGGTGCTTGCCTTAAGGAAAATAGAAAGACGGTTATCAAATGATTAAAGCAGAAATCGATATTACTAAGCCAATGAAAAGTTTCAGTTATTTTGCAGAAATTGGAGATATTAATAATGCTGTGAATGCCATCATTGTTATTTCACAGAAAACATTGATGAAACCTAGTGCAGTTCTTAACCAAATAATTGATGATGCTATCGAGAACGAGCATTACAAAGAATATGACATGGCAAACCAGATTATAGTGTTAATGGAAAACGCACAAGCTCAATGTGAGAGTAAGGACACAGAAATTGGAGCAGCTGTTGACGATGTAAAATATTGCCTTGGTGAAATTAAAAAGTCAGGCAATCCAGCAGTAATTAAGAATTATGTGGCTGCAATTCGTAAGGATTTAGACCAGATTGAGAGTGTTTTAAGTAATGTATAAATTACGTCCATATCAAGTCAATCTAATTGACAAAATTGTTAACTCTATGCGGAATCATCATCGAGTTATCGTTGTTCAAAGCCCACCTCGTACAGGAAAAACAGTGAGTAATGGCTGAGATAGCCAGAAGAACAACTGCAAATAATAATCGAGTGCTTTTTACAGTCCATCGTAAGGAAATTCTTGAGCAAGCTATTAGCACTTTTAAAAACCAAGGTGTCAATCCTAATTTATTAACTGTAGGTATGATTCAAACATTAACTCGTAGAGTTGAAAAGCTGCTAACACCTAGTGTGATTCTGGTGGATGAAGCTCATCACGCACTAGCTAAGAGCTATCAAAGAATTTTAAATAAGTTCCCTAAAGCAGTAGTTTTACTCTTTACAGCAACGCCTCACAGAGCAGGTCAAGCTCAATTAGATCAGATAGCCGATGATATTATCATTGGTCAATCGATTCATGAACTAACTGAAAAAGGATTTCTTGCACCATTTAGATATTTTCAACCACCAGATGGCTTTAATAGTAAATTACTTAAACGTGGTTCAACTGGTGACTTTACCAATGAATCTATGCAAGAAGCGATGTCTACTAAGATCTTTGGTCACATTGTTAAGCAATACAAGAGGATTGCCTCAGGGATGCAAGCGGTAGTATATACATACTCTATCGATTCGGCTCATAAAATAGCCACTGAGTTCAATGCTGAAAGAATTTCAGCAGTTGAAGTAGATGGGACGACACCAAAAGAAAAACGTGCTGTAGCCGTCAAGAAGTTCCGAGAGCAAGGAATAAAAATACTGGTTAACGTAAATCTTTTTACCGAAGGTGTCGATCTTCCAAATGTTGATTGTGTGATTATGGCACGGCCGACAGCATCACTTGCACTGTATTTACAATTTTCAATGCGCTGCTTAAATCCGCGACCTGGTAAAACTGCAATCATCATTGACCATGCTAATAACTTCAAAACGTTTGGCTATCCTGATGATGACCGTGACTGGAAGCAAGCAATTAAATCAGGCAAGCAAAAAAGTAAGGCCTTGCTTAAAGATCCTGGCTTATCAATTGTGATTTGTGATTACTGTTTTGCAGTGGTGAAAGCCAATGAAGTTAAAGATGGTAAATGCCCAATATGTGGCAAGCCAATCAAAGTTCATGAAGCTAAACCCATTTGCGATGTTGACTTAGTTGAAGCTTCGAAAGAACATCAACGATTAATCAAAGAAATAGTTAAAAATAATCTATTAAAAGAAGTAGCAAGCAAAGCAGTTGGTGAACTACATAGTTTAAAAGAACTACAAGCTTATGCAAAATTACATGGGTACAAGCCAGGATGGGCTTGGTATCAAGCAAAACGGAAGGGACTGATTAGAAAATAAGCTAAAAATGTTTTATTCATAAAATAATAGAAATTCAAAATATTAAATTAGAGGAGGCAAACAATGATTAGTTTACCAAAAGTACAAACACTTAAACCAAAATCTGAACCTAGAAATTTCTTTATCTGGGGAAGCCCAATGACAGGAAAATCTTATTTTGCTAGTTTTTTCCCTAATCCATTGGTCTTAAACACAGATGGCAATTCAAAGCAGGGATCAGCACCATCAATTCAATTAAGAAATATTAGAAATGGAAATGGTAGATTAAGTCAATCAGTGATTAAGCAACTTGATGACATCATTACGGCTCTACAAGTTGAAAATCCTAAGCGCCCACCAGAGCAGCGATTTAAAACTATAGTTGTTGATGTAATTGATGATGTATGTGTTCAACTTGAACAGGCCATTTGCTTAGAACATGGAGCTCAAGCTTTAGCAGATATTCCATACGGTAAGGGTTATGCATTATTTAATACAGCACTGCAGCAGTTTGTAATGGACTTAAAAGCCTTACCAATGAATGTAATTTACATCAGCCGTGAATTATCAATTACTGATGAAAACAGTGGTACTACGACTTATGAGCCATCTTTAAAAACTAAGTACTATAATATTGTTAATGGTAACTGTGATGTTGTCATTAGAACTACAAAAATAGGTGATGGCCAAAATGCTTCTTATTTTAGAGAAGTCAAGGCACTGAGAACCATGTATAATCCAGTGAACATTACTAATCACCGCGTTTTACAGCTACTTGAAAGCTGCACCGGCATGTTTAAAAAAGCAGATTTAGAAAAATTACAAAAGAAAGAGAGTAAATAATAATGAGTTTATTAGATGCATTAAATGAAGTTAAAAAGTCAGGTTTTGATCCTAAGAAAGGTAAGGAATATAACGCTTTTGAGAATATTCCTGCAGGGACTTACAAAGTTAGCCTTGATGGTGTAACTCACAATGTTAAAGGCAATCGTGATTTCTTGATGCTAAGTTTCTTAGTCATCGAAGGCAAATATGACGGTAAAAGTGAATCAGTATTTCCAACCTTAGCTCAAACAACTAGTACAGGAAAAGCAATGCCTCAATTCGTAATTGCTAGATCAATTTCAATGCTACAGGTTATTGGTGAAATGGTTGATACACCAATTCCAGATTCTTGCTTCAATCATGAAAATGAAACAGATGCTTACGAAGATTTGGTCAGTGTTTTAGCAAAGGGCAAAGGAAAAATCCTGACTATGACCATTAAAGAAAGTCCAAATAAAAAGAATCCTGATCGTCCATATCGTAACTACGAATTTGAAAAAGCAGAGCAACCTAAGCCACTTAAAATTGATGATAAAGAAGATCCATTTGCAGATCAAAACAACGGTGTTGAATTGAATGACGATGATCTCCCATTTGATAAATAAGAAAGAATATAAATTATGACTACAATTATAAGCGAAATTATCTCGCTTATCGGAATTATTCTAATTCTTTACATGATATGGAGGTGGTAATATGCATCCCAACTTAATTAATTATGCTTTAAGCTATGCCAAACATGGCTTTTCAGTGATTCCAATTGGTAGCAATAAACGCCCTTTGATTAAATTCGCGGGTAAGCCACCACTCACTAATACAGAAATTCGTGAGATTTGGAAGGAATATCCAACTGCAAATATCGCTTTGAAAACTGATAAATTTTTCGTAATTGATGTTGACCGCCATTCCGATGAAGCTGACGGCCTAGAATCAATTAAAAAGTTAGGTCATGTGGATTGGTTTAAGGGAACACTAACAGAGCGGACAGCCCACAATGGCTTTCATTTCTTCTTTGCCAAGCCTTCTAAAGTTAAGATTCAACAAAACATCGGCTTTTTACCTTCCGTGGATCTAAAAGCCCACGAAAATAATTACGTTGTTGTAGCTCCATCAATGTTAGGTGATAAGCAATATAAGTGGTTAAATTCCAAGCCAATAAAAGAGCCACCACAAGGATTAATTGATTTAATTCTTGAAAAGCAAAAAGAATTTAAACCAGTTAAACAACTTGAAGGCTATAAGCCAACCGGTAAAACTCAGACTACTAAATTATTTGAGCAAATTATTAATGGCTTAGGTCCTACTGGTGGAAGGAACAATGCTTTAGCTTCTTTTATTGGTGGACTACTATTCCGAAATGTTGACCCGAATGTAGCTGCTCAATTAGCAGTAATTGCAAACAACAACACTAAAGATTCACTTTCTATTCAGGAAGTTGAAAGGACATTTGATTCCATGACCGAAAAAGAAATTAGAAGGAGGAAAATAGGCAATGACTGATAATAAAAATAAAATAGTCAATATTAACCAAGACTCCGCAGACCAGCTTCGTAAAGCACAAAATCATAAAACTCTATTTGAAGAAGCTAAAGATGGCTCTTTGATAACCACCTCAATTAAGAACGTAGTTTTAATTCTTAAAACTGATAAGAACCTTCAAAACCTCTTTAAGTTTAATGAATTCACCAGTGAAATAGACGTCGTTAGGGATGCTAATTTCAATACTTCAATTGGAAAAATATCAATTAGTAAGGGTCAATATACTGATCAGGTGATTAATTCTATTGAACTTTATATTGAATCCTCTAAAATTTATGGTGGTGCTATTTTTAAAAATTCAGTTATTGATCAAGGAATTACTAATGTAGCTCATATGAACTCGTATAATCCAGTAATTGATTATATGAATGAAGCTTATGCAAAATATGATGGTAAACGTAGACTAGACGATTTTTTCCCGACATTCTTAGGCGCTGAAAGATCAGAAGCTAATATATTGATCACTAGGCTATGGTTTATGGGAGCGGTGGCTAAAGCTTATGATCCTAAAACTAAATTTGACTTTGTCTTAGACGTTGTTGGCAGTCAAGGTGTTGGTAAAACAACCTTACTACAGAAAATAGCACCATTAGGGCTTTATACTGATCAATTCAATACATTTAACAATAAAGATGACTTTGGAGTAATGAAAAATGCATTGATCGTTAACGATGATGAAATGACTGCTTCAAGTGATGCTAGTTTTGAAGAAGTAAAGAAATTCATTACTATGCAAGTCTTCGAATATCGTAAACCTTATGCTAGAAAAGCAGAGCGGTTTATGAAAAAGTTTGTTATGGCTAGAACTACCAATGAAGTTCGACATTTAAAAGATCGCTCTGGTGATCGTAGATTTATTTCAATCTATGCCAACAAGGAAAAGCAAAAATTAAATCCAGTTACTGACTTACACCCCAATTATGTAAAGCAGATTTGGGGTGAAACTGTATGGCTTTATAAGCAAGCCAAAGATCCATTTTTACTTTCACCTGGTCAAGAGAAATTACTTAAAGAAAACCGAGAACAATTCCATTACTCTTCGGGACTTGAAGAAGGATTGATGGATGCTCTTGATAATAAATTCAAAAATAAAAAGTTTATCAAAAATACAGAATTAGCATTTGCTTTGTTTGCTGATCGTGATGCACTTAGTCGAAATACTAAAGAATCACGTGACATTAGATATTATATGGAACATTTAGACTATAAAGTTGGGGCTTTAAAGAAAGTTGAAGGAAAAACAATTAGAGGTTTTGAAAAAAGTAACAGTAGGTAACAGTTAGGTAACGGTTACTGTAACCTCGTAAAGTACTGGTATATATGCTTTTATAGTGTTTAGTAACACTATAACAGTAAATATGTAATAAACTTTTATATTTATATAAAAGAGGGTACTGTATGTAGCCCTATAAAGAGAGCAGCGATTTTACTGTTACACTGTTACCAATTGTAGCTAAGCCCTTGAGAGAGTAGGGATGAAGTAGGTAACAGTAACTGTTACCTTTACTGTTACCAAGGAGTTAATTATGAAGTATAAAAATAAAAAATATAATATTAAACATTTAGGCCTTAAATTTGATTGTGTGGTGATATAAATGGCTATACAAGAGCATGAAATTCAAAAAAAGATTCAAGTGGCTTTATCACAACATAAATGTTCTGTATTTCGTACGAACGTTGGTAAAGTTCAAACTATTGACCATAGATGGTTTGATGCGGGACTTCCTCAAGGACATCCCGATTTATATGGATTTCGCTGGGTAGATAATCAGGTATTTTACATTGAAGTTAAATCTAAAACTGGTAAACCACGACCTGATCAGATTCGTTTTCATGAATTTTTACAATCCCATAACGTTATTCATGGTATTGCACGCAGTGTAAAAGATGCACTAATGATAGTAGATGGAGGTTTAATAGGTTATGATTATGACTAGATATAAAAAAGCTTTACGGCACATTCACAAAATTGAAAAGAAGTATGGTTCTATTGCCAATACCCCAGAAGATGACACTGATTTAATCGCAGCACAAAGTTTATTAAATGGAGGAAATGAAGATGTAATTGAACTAAATATTAAAATTTTAAGGCTCATTGAGGCCGGCTATCCTTCCAAAGAAATTATGCGTAAATTAAAAATTGGGCATGACAAAGTTGAGGGAATCAAAGATTTAAATCACGTAGTTTTTAAGCCTATTTTTAAATATGAGGTTACTAAAGATGATGATGAATACATTGGCTATTCTTCTACTCTTCAAGGTCTTGCTAAATTAGCTGATCTAACTGTAAGAGGCAGCTTTGAATTTATTTCTTCAAAGGCTAGAGCTAAAGGCTATCAGACTAAGAAAGTTCACCTTTTATGGAGGGATCTGCCCGAGAATTGTATTTATACTATTGGCAATAAACCACTATTTATAAAACATGGCTTTGGTTCTTGGCTAAAATATAAGGTTCTAAAATGGAGGGATTAAATGAAAGTTATAATTGATACATACACATACGATAAATTAAAGGATTACTGTGATAAGTTAAAAGAACCGATTTCGGTAATTGCCACTAAAGCAGTTAAAAAATATATTGATACAAATGCTAATGCATAGTCAATGAGCCATAATATATTTATTACCTATTATATGGAGGGATTAAATTGAATCTTTTTGCAGATATAGACGCTCAAGCTACAGCTGATAATGTAGATGATTTCTTGAAAAATAAGTTTCCTCATCTTTTACTGCGGTGTGGATGTGGTTTGACTGACCTTAGTAGCCCTAAACTATCACTAGCACCTGCTCATACCAATGGTATAAACTATCAAGAAGATTCGGTCATCGACGCCCTTGGCATTCAGCCAGTAGTAGAAGCAGTACATCATACTATCTACCATTGTAGCAGCATCAGTAAAATTATCTTACTGGATATATATATTCATAACTACAGTGCTGATCGAACTTTAATGGATCTGCCATACGAGCGATCACAATATTTCCATAAGCTTAAACCTGCAGCACTCATTGAATTTGCTGATTCGTATGACTATTGGGAGCGTGAGTGTGGTGTAGATGCTTCAAATATCATTGACTTGCACATATACCAATAAAATGAAAAATGCATTTACAGCATATGAATTAAGCACCCACTGCATGTAGACCAATGGTATTATATATATTGTAAAGTAAGTCAGATATGGCACTTTACTTCACCTCAAGAAGTGTGGCTATAGTTCGACCCTATAGTCACGCATAGAAGCAACAGAGTATAGACACGGTTGTCTTGATTTTTAATTGATCTGCTGTTTCAATAAGTATCGCCATGACTTATGTTAACTAAATGTATTGTTAAACTATGTTTTACTAATATTGTGTGTGAATGTTAATTAATATAACGAGCGTGCAAACAAAGAAAGACCGACTGGATTAACCAATCGGCTTTTTGTTTGCATTGAAAAGGGGTTAATTATGTATAGGACAAAGAAATATGGTTTAGTAAGTTGTAAGACTGAAAATCAAATTCTTGCAAAGCTTGAAAGAGATTTATCTAAAAAGAAAAAACACAAACATAAACGTACGAGGCAAAATAAAGACAAGCAATAATGTAATTGTATTTATTAAATGAAAGGATCAATTATGCCACGAATTAGACGATGTCATTTTCCAAATTGTCATGAATACGCCTATGTCCCAAACCATTTTTGTAAGAAGCACATCAAGTATGAAAAGAAATGGCAAGAACGCAATGAATATTATAAATTGCATCATAAGCAGAGTAGGCAAACCCAGTGGCATTACAACCATGTCACTCGTTTCCGCAATCCTACTAAGGCAAAACAAAATAGATTTTACCATTCGAAGGAGTGGCGTAGCCTACGTGCTATGGCCTTAAGACGTGACTATCATCTATGCCAGTATTGTAAAGCTAGAGGCCAGTTAACCGAAGGTAACATTGTAGATCATATCTTACCAGTTGAAAGGTATCCAGAAAAAATGAAGGACCTTCAAAATCTGGTCACATGTTGTGGAAGTTGCCACTATAAAAAAACAAGATTCGAGGAAAAATATTACGGAACTGGTTTGCATAACACACCAACAGGGAATCCGCCAATAACGGACGTAAAACTGATTGCCACTTTGTCACAAAAAATTGCTAACGAGCGGCATCGTACGAGCCCATAAAATCGTTTCTAATCGGTTTTATTTTGACAGGTGTAATCATGCGTGACGCAAATTATTTTGCACCCCGGGGCTGTTTTTTTGAGAATGGCGGAGCCGCGTCATGCCATCGGCTTTTGAGTCGAAACACTTTGAAAGTTTTGCAAAGGGGGGCGAAAAAATGTCAAAGGTTGATTTAACAAGTCAAAATGTGCCTAATCAAGCCCCCAAATGGCTTGGGGTTTACGGCAAACATTTATATCCAAAACTAGCCACTTATTTAAATAAAAGTAATAGAATCTTACGGGCAGATGAATATCTTGTGCAGCAGTATTGCAGTACTTTTGATGTTTATCGAAAAGCTTATAATGAATTGATAAAACATGGAATTCAACAGTCAATCTATAAAACCTCTCTGTCGCCCGTGGACGGTAGTGTGGTCAGTAGAGATTTTCAAGGATATAAGAAAAATCCAGCTTATAATATGATGTCTGACTCTCTCTCTAAGATGAATCAAATTGGCAAAGAGCTTGGTTTAAGCCCTAAAGCTAGGAATCAATTAATGGATCTTAAAAATATAAATAATAATGATAAATCAGTGGGACAATCTCTAAAGGAATTCTTTAAATAAAAAAGCGACTGAAATCAGTCGCTTTACTTTCATCATTTGTCTTTATCAAAAGCAAACGTTTTATGCAGCGCCCTTTCTATTAGGGCAGCTGCACTTGTATTTTTCTCAACAGCCAAAATTTTAAGCCACTTGATTAATTCTTCATCTAAAGTTGTAGTAAATCTTTTCTTCATAATTATTCTCCTTACTTTTTTATTATACCACTAATTCACATCTTGCCATATACACAAATATGTGTATAATATAAATGAGGTGAAAATAATGGCAGGAAAATATTTAACAGATAGTGAATTTAAAAGAAAAGTTAAAAAGATACACGGCAGTCAGTTTGCGATCCTTTCAGCTTATAAAGGCATGCATTCAAAAGTGAAAGTGAGATGTAACACGTGTAGTTGGCAAAAAAAAGTGCAAGCGATAAGTCTTTTAAATCCAAATTATGGTACAGGGTGCCCTAATCATGGCGGCCGGCAATTTAATTCATCCAGTTTCCAAAAAGCAATTAATCAAACGCAAGATGGTCAATATACTCTTCTATCTGAATACGTTAATACCAGGACCAAGGTCAAAATTAGGTGCAATATATGCGGAGTAGAATTTCATGCTTGGCCTGGAAATTTACTGAATGGGCGAATTGGCAAAAACTGCAATCATAAAATTCAACTTGATTTTGAGCAAGCATCAAAGCAGTTGAGCAAAATCTCTAATGAAGAGATAAAATTAATTCACTTTTCAGGTATGCATTCTTTGGCTACATTTAAGTGCTGTAAATGCGGAAATGTTTGGAGAGCACGCGCTAATAACGTTTTTAGTGGTTCAGAAGGCTGCCCACGTTGTGCCTCATCCAAAGGTGAAAAGGCAGTTGCTGAATATTTAAAGGAAAATGAAATTTCATTTGAACCTCAGTTCAAGATTGGAGCTTGCAGAGACAAACTTCCACTTCCTTTTGATTTTGCAGTTTTTAACAAAGGTAATTTTTTAAATTGCCTTATAGAATATCAGGGCTGTCAACATTTTATTGATCTTTCTCAATATAAGAAAAAAGGTCCTTTTAGTACAAAATCAGTATCGAGAACTCAAAAGCATGATGCAATGAAATTATCTTTTTGTCAAAAACATGGGATTAAGCTAATTTATATAGACCATCCCCAAACTACAGGTGCATCTAATAAGTCTAGCTTTATTACTGATCTAGTTAAAAAAACATTAGATAAAGAATTAAAAGTCAGTTAAGCATGAAAGAAAAGAGGCGGAATATGTAATGAAAATTGATTTAAGTTCAACCCATGATGTGAAAGGTGCATATCGATCGATCAATTGGAAAGAAATTCAAGAAAAATATAATGACAGTGCGACAAAATACTGTTTCGATGTTCTAGATGGCAGACAAAAAGCTGGGTACAATATTCAACTAGCTTGCTTTCGTCATTTAAGAGACCTGCAAAGACAAAACACCAAAGAGTTTCCATATCACTATGACATTAAACAGGCAAATCGGCTTTTAAAATTCGCTTCTATTTCACCTAATGTTGATACCGGTGAGCCCACTAAACTAATGGATTGGCAAAAATTTATTTTTAGTCAAATGATGGGCTGGCGTGATCGAGATGACAATAAAAGATTTACTAGAGTTATCGTCTCTGTTTCACGTGGACAAGGGAAAACTTATTTAATGGCGATTTTAGTAGCTTACAGTTTTTTGGTTGAATCTTTAGGGTTAGAAAACCAAGATTATTTAGTTGCCTCTATAAATTATAAACAAACTATGAAGATCTTTGGCTATATTAAATCAATGCTTAGAAAAATTATTAATATTGAGCCATTCAAAACATTAGCAAAAGATGCTGACTTAGAGTTGCTATCTGAGCAAATCATTGAAAAGAAAACTAACAATATCCTAAGAGCTATCTCTCACGAATCCGGGCAATATGATTCCTATCATTTTAGGACTGCCGTTTTTGATGAGATTGGTGAGGTGAATACACGACAAAAAGTTTCTAAAATTATTTCTGGTCAAGTCAAAGTTAAAAACCACCAGTTTGTACAGATATCGACTGCTTATCCTAATCCTACAGTGCCATTCCACGAAGACGAAAAAATGGTAATTCAAGCTATGGAGCAAGACTTCAAACGTGAAGCTGATACCTATCTAGGTTTAATCTGGTCACAAGATTCGGAAAATGAGGTTTATGATCCTCGAACATGGGTTAAATCTAATCCACTTTTAGACTTGCCAGATCAAAAAGAAAATTTGTTGTCTGGCTTAAAAGACAAACGTGATAATGATTTATTGACTGGCAATATTTCGGATTTTGAAAACAAGAATTTAAATTTGTGGCTGAAACAATCCACAGCTAGCTTTCTTAATCTTAAAGACGTGGAAGATTCAGTCGATGATGATTTCAAAATTAATGGTCGTCAAGTCTATATAGGTTTTGACTATTCAATGTTTTCCGATAATACAGCTCTTTCTTTTGTCTTTCCGTATAAGGATGCATCAGGCAACGTTCGTTTTCATATTGCTCAGCATTCCTTTATTCCGTGGCAGCAAGCAGGATCCATTGAAGCAAAAGAGAAGCAAGATGGTATTGCTTACCGTGAATATCCAAAATATTGTACGATTACCGCACACGAAAAAGGAATTATCAATCCGGAACAAGTATATAAATGGTTGCTAGATTATGTTCAAAAGCATAATCTGAAAGTTGTTTTTTTTGGCTATGATAGGTATGGTTCGTACCAAGTGAAAAATATCACTGAAAGTTTAAATACCAATACAGACTGGCTGATACAGGATATAGCGCAGCGTACTAGTGAGCTTGCTAATCCAACAAAGTTCTTACAAGAAAGCTTTGAAACTGGCAGAATCACTCATTTTAATGATCCGATTCTAGAAAAATCTTTGCTAAACGCGACTGTTAAAGAAGATAAAATTGGTATTCAAGTCGACAAAAATAAGGCTACTTTGAAGATAGATGTTGTGGACGCTTTAATAGACGCTTTTTATCAAGGAATGTATCACTTCGAAGGTTACAAAATGAACGACAAGTCAAGTGAAGTAAAACGTATGACCAAAAAACAGGTCTTGAACTGGTTTAGCAACCCGGAATCAGGGCTTCTAGGAGATGATCATTATTCTAATTAAAACATTGTTTAAAAACATTTGGAAATTTCTAGACGTATTGTTATATGTTCTGGGCTTTGGTTCAATAGTTGGAGCCTTATTTTTATGGTCGCCAATTGCAGGCTTAATAGGTTTAGGAATTGCATTAATTTTAACTGGTTTGTTGATTGATCTGCTTCCTAAAGACAAATAGGGAGGAGGTGATTAGATGCCAGTTTTTAATTTTAGCAAGGATTCAAGGCAGCAAGTTGATTTAGATTCAACTGACTTCATTAATTATTTGACTGGTGGGAATAACGCAAAGTATGTAACTGCCGATCAAGCACTACAAAATTCTGATTTGTATTCTTTAATTTCTCAGCTTTCTGCTGATTTAGCGTTGGTTGTTTTTCAGACTCCATCGTCAAGAATACAAAGCTTTTTAGCAAATCCCAGTGCAGATACTAATGGCTTTAGTTTTTGGCAAGGCATGTTTGCTCAATTGCTTTTAGATGGCAATGCTTATGCTTATCGTTGGCAAAATATAATGGCGTTGATTTGCATTGGGAAGGATTGAGGCCGTCTCAGGTTAACGTCTATAAGGATTTGAACGGCATAGGCTTGCTTTATGATGTGGATTTTGACGAGCCTAATATTGGTTCGGTCAATAATATTCCACAAGGTGAAATGATTCATTTTAGGCTGATGTCAAAGAGTTCAATTGGCGTAAAAGGATACTCGCCACTATGTGCTTTAACGGATGAACTTGCAATTAAAAACAAATCTAATGATTTAACCAAAAATGCATTAGAGCAATCAGTTATGGCGCCGGGAATCTTGACAGTTCAAAATGGTAGCTTGCTTGATGAAAAAAAGAAAGCTGCTAGAAGTCGTGCTTTTGTAAAGCAGCAAAAAAATTCAGGTAATGGCCCAATCGTTTTAGATGACCTTGAGGATTATCAACCGCTTGAAATCAAAAGCGACGTTGCTAAATTACTTGCTCAAGTTGACTGGACTAGCAAACAAATTGCCAAAGCTTATGGTATGCCTGACAGTTATTTGAACGGAGCCGGTGACCAGCAATCCAATCTTGACCAAGAAAATAATCAATATGCTAAATCTTTAAAACGCTTTGTTGGTCCCATCTGTGGTGAACTCAACAATAAGTTAAATACGACGGTGACTCCTGACATGCGCCCTTCTGTGGATGCGATTGGCGATGGTCTTGCAAGTCAGATCTCAACTATGGTTGAAAATAACGCACTATCAGCCACTCAAGCACAATTCATTTTGAAAAAATCAGGTTATTTCCCACAGGATCTGCCTGCATATCAACCACCGAAAGGAAGTGAGAATAATGAAAACAGTTCAAATGAAGGGTGAAGTTATCCCTGATAATTTCTCAGATGTTTATGATTTTTTAAATTACCAATATTTTAGTCCGCAATCTATTTCTGATGCTTTAAAAAATGCTAATGGCGAAGACGTGTCTTTAGAAATTAATTCACCAGGTGGATATATTGATGCGGGCTCTGAAATCTATACGGAGCTTATGAAATATCCAGGCAAAATTAATGCCCAGATTGAGGGTTTTGCTTGCTCTGCTGCATCTTGGATTGCATTAGCGGCAGATCATGTCGAAATGGCACCAACCGCGCAAATGATGATTCATAGAGCCAGTGGAGGCACTACTGGAAACAGTTCTGATATGAAAAGCGAGCAAAACGCGCTAGATCAAATGGACAAATCCCTTGTTGATTTATACGCCAAGCGAACAGGCAAGTCACCAGAAGACATTTATCAAATGATGACTGACACAACTTGGATGAATGCCAAGACTGCCGTTGAAAATGGCTTTGCTGATGAAATCATGTTTCAAAATAAAGAACCGGCATTAGTTAATGCTGACGGCTCTTTATTGGTGCAGCCAGAAATGATCAGTAAAATTAAAAACTTGCTTCATCGAAATACTGAAACAAGTAAGAAGACCGATGATGTCTCTAAACCCATTGAAAACAAGAAAAAACAGCCAAAGGAGAGCAAGAAAAATGATCTTGCCCTTTTGCTTTGGTCTTAATTTTAAAGAAAGGTGGTTCCAAATGGGAATCAATGAAATGCATGACGATTGGCTATCCAAAAGCAATAAGGTAACCGACCTTTTTAACAAAAAGTTGGCATTAAATTCAAAGTATAATGCCGATTTTGATTCAATGAATGATGAGCAAAAGACAGCTTTGAAGAATGAAATGGCACAAGCTGCTAAAGATTACACAGATGCTGTACAAGCTCGTGATTATTCAAAGCAACTTTTAGAAGAAGCTAGAAATGCTGAAAAGCCAGCTAGCAAAAAGCCAATTGAACCTAAGAAAACAGAAAAAGAATTAGCTAAGGACATTAAAAATAAGTTCGTAGCTGACTTCAAGAATATGGTTACATCTGGCGAGATGCCAGATGGCTCAAAAGCTTGGGGTGATGATTCTGGTGCAGGTTTAACCATTCCTGACGATGTTCAGACTGCTATTCATACTTTAGTACGCCAATATGCATCACTCGAAAGTTTAGTGAACGTTGAAAATGTTTCAACTTCACATGGTTCAAGAGTTTATGAAAAGCTTGTTGACATTACTCCCTTGGTCAACTTAGATGATGAGAAGGCTCAAATTGGGGATATTGATGATCCTAAGCTTACTTTAATTAAGTATGTTATTCATCGCTATGCAGGTATTACTACTGCTACTAATACACTTCTAGCTGATACTGCAGAAAACATTTTAGGTTGGCTGGAAACCTGGGCAGGGCGCAAGGACGTTGTCACTCGAAATCAAGCTATTCTTGCAGTTATGGGTAAAGCACCTAAGAAACCAACTATTACTAATTTTGATGACGTCAAAGACCTTGAAAATACCGCTCTTGACCCAGCTATCATTGCTACCTCAGCATTTGTTACTAATCAATCTGGCTTCAATATTCTTTCAAAGATCAAGGACGGAAATGGCCATTATTTAATTCAGCCTGATGTAACGAATCCAGAAGTTAAGCAGATTGGTGGTCACACTGTACAAGTGATTGCTGATCGTTGGCTACCAGACGTAACAGGCTCACACCCACTTTACTTCGGCGATTTAAAACAAGGCATTACTTTATTTGACCGTCAAGAAATGTCAGTTACCCCAACTAATGTGGGTGGTGGTGCGTTCGAAACTGACACTACTAAGATTCGCTTCATTGACCGCTTCGATGTTCAATTAATTGATGACGGTGCTTTTACAGCTGCATCATTTAAGGAAGTCTCTGATCAAGTCAAAGTTACCGTTGAAGGTAAGTAATAGATGGGAAGTGATCAATCATGACCACTTTTTTAAAAGTTGATGATGAATTTAAGCGAGTTTTAGGATATCTGCCAAGCGATGATATGCTTAATGACCAAGTAATTCAGCGCATGGTGTCTACACTTAATGCTGCTGAAATTTACGTTCAAGGTGCTGTGGGACAAGAAAAGACAGACTTTTATCAAAGTGAAGAAATTCTTCCACTTTATAAGCTTGCTTGTTTTGCAGTTAGTGCGAATTGGTTTAACCATCCAGCAACCGCTGTATCCTCCACAACTGCCCGAGCCATCATCGGCCAGCTTCGAGGTTCATATGATGAAAGTGAGGTGAACGAAGATGGTTCAATTGCAAAATCCTGATCGTTTAACACAGCTAATTACGTTTGGTACTATCAGTGATCAAGATTATGACATTAATGGCACGCTGAAAAGCACATTTGTGCCCATTGGTAGTCCCACTTTGTGTGGGCTGTGGAGCTTAACAACTTCACAAATGATTCAGCAGACTGGCAACCAGTCTACAGATACTTTCATTATAGTTGTTCATCACCGTCGATCGTGGAAAAAAATTACTCATGCAAGGCTGAGTAAAACTTTGTATAAGGTATCTGGTGTCAATCAGGACCCCTATTTCAATCAAACAGCCTATGATTTACTCACTATCACTAAAACAGGTGAAAATAGTGGCTGATTTAGATAAAAAGCTACTTAAGTGGTATGAACAGGTTGAAAAAGCTGCTAAATTAACTCCTACTCAAAAAGCTAAAATCACTGGTACTGGTGCCGAAGCATTTGCTTCGACTTTAAAGGAAACAACACCAGTCAGTAGTGAAAATTATAGTAGTGGTCGATCTGTGGGGCATGACAATGTATTGCATGGCAAGAAAGCACGCAAGTCTAAGCACTTGAGAGATTCAATCGCTTATAAGCCAGGCTTTACTTCTGACGGGTTATTTTCAGGAGATACTTCTGTTGGCTTTGAAGATAAATATCAAGCTATGATAGCTCGTTTTGTTAATAATGGGACTGCTGGAATGAGCCAGAAAAAAGTTAAAAACATGCATTTTATTGAAAAGGCTCAAAATGAAGCTAAAAATAAAATGCTTAAAGCTGAGGCTGAAAAATATAAGGAAGTGATGGGCTTATGACAATAGTCTATGAATTATCTAAGAAACTAAATAAAGCAGATATTAAAGGCTTAGGTCATGCTCATCCGTTTAGAATCCCTCCAAGTTCTTTAGTAGAATGTAAAGACAAAGCTTTAATTGCAGTTTCAGAAGTGATGGACAATCCAACTGAGCATGGGAGCAATACTTACAATGAAATGTCCGTACAGGTTCAAATAAAAATTTGCTACCCAATCGGTAGTAACGTAAATGCAGACGCATTTGAAAAATCAATAGCGTCTTTTTTTATACAAGAGAAATGGCTCAGACAGGCAAACAGCGGCCATTACATTGATGCCGATGGGCGTACAGAAATTGATTTATTTTTTAAAAGGAGAATTTAAATGGAAATTACAGGTTTAAACGATGTCATTGTGTGGATGTATGATAAGGACGGTAAAGTAATTACTGATCCAAGTGCTGGTGGCTTTACATATGATGGTGATAAGGGCAAGGTCTACTCCGCAAAAAATAAGACAGAAATCAAAGGCCTTTTTAAAATTGATTTAGCATCTTCATATGGTGCTACTCAAGCTAATATTAGTGGCTTAGCTCCATCAGTAAGCCGTGTCTATGGTTCCAACTTTGTTGCTGAGGTAAATACAGGTGCTGAACAACCTTCAATCGCTCTAGCAGCTAATGATATTCCACACGTTATTTACGATCTTTTGACAGGCTTGAAGAAGGATCAATTTGGCGGTTATACACGTAAGGGGCAAGCTGCACCAACATCAGGTGGTGTTTTAGCTCACTCATACAACAGTCATAAGGGTACCGATCTTTACTTTGCCTTTCCGATGGGCACATTCGTACCTGGCGAATTGAATATGGGCACAAACACTGAAAACCCTAATGTTGTCCATGATGCATTGACTTTAAACGCTCAAGCACGTAGTAGTGACTTACTTCTTTACGAAAAGTTTTATTCAGATGAAAAAGATTGGGACTTTGATAAGATGGTCACCTATTTAACTGGTCAAACTATTCAACCTAGCTCATCTTTAGGGCATTAAAACACGGATAAACACCTGACATTCAGGTCTAATTAATTCACAGGGTGGGCAGTGGTAGGAAAAAAATGAATAGCTATTAATTAAGGAATGGTTTAAACCGTTCCTTTTCTTTCGAAAGGAAATATATATGTCAGTAAAAGTAAACGGAAATAAATTGCACTTAACCACATTTGAAATTTCAACAACAGGTAAAAATATTCGTAAATGTTTAGTAGCACAAAAGAATTTTGCAGAAGCTAGTGAAGTAATTGATCATGTTAATACTGACGATGATGATTCGATGATCAAGGCTTTAAATGCTCAAATTAAATTGATTGACACTTACACAGAATTCTTGAAGCCAATTTTACATTTATCAGATGAACAGACACAGAAAGTTGAAGACTCTGACTTTAATGATGTGGTTGACTTTACTAATGAAGTGATTAGTAAGGTTCTTGGTTACGACTCTGAAAAAAGCAAAAAAACAGCAGATAAATGATGATGATCCAGCACGTGCATATGAGGAAATGATCGAAGATTTTGACTATTCCGAGCAACAGATGGTGCTCAATGCTCATATGTCTCTTCAAGAATTTGAAGATACGGATTATTACAGATTGATTGAAGTTATGAATGCAAAACCACGTGACAAGCGTCCTAAGAAGCTGTGGGAATTTGCAGAAAATCTAGATAAAACAGAAAGGAGGTAAATGAATGGCAGGAAATATTCCAATGGGGTCGATGTCAACTGAAATCAAGTTGAACGGCTCTCAATCAGTTAAAACACTTAGAGAATTAAAACAAGCTGTAACTCAAGCTACGAGTGCTTGGAAAGCTCAAAGAGCTGAACTGTCTACTATCGGTAAATCAACAGAAGCCGCAAAAGCTAAATACAAGGGCTTAGCAGAAACAGTTAAAAAGCAAAAAGATTATATTTCTGGCTTGCAAACAGCCCAAAAGCATTTACAGGAAGCACAGAAGTCTGTTGATCGCTCCACTAAAGAAGGTCGACAAGAATACGGTAAGTATAATGAAGCTCTTCAAAAGAATGAAACTCGTTTACATTCAGCTCAGCAAAAACTAGCTGGCTTAGCGGATCAGCAATCTAAAGCCAGAAAATCTTTAGATTACTATAAATCCGGTTTAGCAGAAGCACAAAAGCAACTAAAATTAAACGAATCAGTCACAAAATCGTATGTTACTAGGTTATCTAGTGAAGGTAAGAGCTATGAAGCCGCTAAAACCAAGCTAAATGGTTATAAAGATTCTATCGAAAATCTAACTAAACAGCAGAAAATTCAAGAACAAGAACTATCTAAAGTTGCATCAGAATCTGGTAAATCCAGTGAAGCTTATAAGCATCAGCAAGTAAGAGTTAATGAGACGGCTGCGAGTTTAGCTAAAGCTAAAACGAAAATGACGGAGTTAGACGATTCCATGAAAAAGGCTAATCCGTCATTTTTAGATCGTATTAAATCTAAATTAACTGGTGTCAATAAGAAAGCAGATCAAACTCATAAAACCTTCAAGGAAGTTTTTGCAGGCTCGTTTCTGGGGAACGCTCTGTCTAATGCCGTATCCAATGTAGGAAGTCAACTTGAGAACACTGTTAGTGAAGGCATGGCACTGAATGCCGCTGTTGCTAAAATTAATGATCGATTTAAGAGCATGGGTATGTCAAGTCATTACGTCAAGGCTTTAGATAGTCAAATTGGTAGTTTAAAAGCTCAAACTAATATGACTGGTGATGATGTAGCTAATCTACAAACTAAGATGCTGAACTGGTCAAACATTGGTCATAAAGGTGCCATGCTGATGGTCAAGATGATAGCTGGTGTGGGTGATTCATCCAAATTAACTGGTCGTCAAATTGGGCAAATGGGCGCTAGTCTGATGCGCGTTGGTTCAACTGGTAAGGTTACTTACTCAGCGCTTAGTCGTATTACTAAAGTAGCTCCAACGTTTATGGCACAACTGGCTAAGGGCGCTGGCATGTCAGAAGATAAACTCAAGTCTCTGCTCAAATCTGGTAAAGTTACTCAAACTCAATTCCAGAAATGGATGGTAGCATCAGGCAAATATTCTGACACTGCTTTTAAAGATTTTGGTAAAACTCAAGGCGGGGCTCTCAAGTATATGAAAACCCGCTGGCAGGGTCTTGAAGAGGCCATGACCAAGCCTATTTTTAGTGCAAAAACGTCTGGCTTGCAGTCATTAAAGGACATCATGAGCAGCTCGGAGCTGCAAAAAGGTGCTGAAACTATTGGCAATGCACTGTCAGCCACTTTAGGCTACTTAGATAAACATAAAAAAGACATTGCTGGTGCTACCTCAGATATTGTTCGTATTGGTATGGAACTAGCTAAAGATCTTTGGAAAGATTTTGCTGGTATTGTTGGTGATATTGGCAGAAGTTTCGGTTTAATAAAAGGCAATTCTAAAAAGTCACAAGGCCCTTTACACACAGTAAAGCTCACTCTTGATGGCTTAGCCAAAAACAAAACGGCTATTCAATGGATAGCTAAAGCTATTATTGCAATGGCAGCTGCTAAAGGCCTTGGCCATGTGGGTGGTGGTATTCTCGGTATTGGTACGAAAGGCTACCATGCTTACAAGAAAATCAAGGCTTTACGTGCAGGCTTAAAAGGCATTCAGGACATTAAAAACTTCGACAAAGCAGACCAAGGCTTCTTCAAGTTAGGTGGTTTTATCTCTGATGCTACCGGCAAAATCAAGACTTTCATTACGTCTGCTAACGGCATCATAGCTGGCAAGATCTTCGGTGCTGTTGGTACAGCTTTAGTTGCTGGACAGCAAGGTATTCAAGCATTTAACGATCGGCACAGTGCTAACAAACGCTCTAAAGACATAGGTGGTGCTGTAGGCGCAGTTGCTGGCGGTGCATTAACTTCCATGATACCGATTGTTGGCCCATGGCTGGCACCAATTGGTGCAATTATCGGTAAATATGTTGGTCGTTGGGGCGGTGAAGCCGTCAACAAGTTTACGAAAGGCTGGCAACGCAATAAACCACCTAAAAAGTTCTGGAGTTTAGAAAACTTAGGTTGGTCAGCTCACAATATGTGGGGTAAGTTTACTAAATCAACCGGTCGAACTATTAAATGGTTCAAGAAAAACTGGAAGGAAGTCGGCCTATTCTTAGTTAACCCTATTCTTGGCAGCATTAGACTACTTTCTAAGAATAGAGGCTTTCAAAAGTGGGTTAAGAAAACGACTCATGGCATGTATAAAGGCTGGAAGCAGGGCGTTGAGAAATCACATAAGGTGATGGCTAAGTTCTGGAATAATACAGCTAAAGGCTGGAGTAAGATGTGGGAGCACATTAACTCCAATCGCTACGTTAAGGCATTTCAAAAAGGTAGATTTCTTCAAACTGCCTTAAAGGATATGAAGTCTCGCCTTAATGCCTTTAAAAACTGGCTTAGTAAAAAGTGGTCAAAAACGTGGCAAAAAGTTATCTAATCGCTATGTGAAGGCTTTTTAAAAAAG